TTATTTAAATGCCAAGCATTTTTCTAGTAGCCTTTTCGTCCTCGTGAGTGTAATCATCATCGCTTGCGGAAACATTAGCAGGGCTTGATCCTAAAACAGGGGCACTCCTAGCTTTAGAATTATTATAATCTTCATAATAAGCAAGTTTGGGACTTTTCCCCATTGTTTTAGCGGTATTGTAAAGTTTTGCTCTTGCTTGCAGACCAGGATCTGACTGCATTTCTTGTTGAGATAATTTCTCACCTTTATTGATTTTTTCTTGTATCTCATCTTGAACTTTAGGTAGCTTACCTTGATTTACTAGATCATACCATTGACTATCCCATTGTCTTCTAAGTTGTTCTGCTGATTTTAACTCTTGTTCTCTTTTCTTTTCCTGCTGCTGTATTTTTTTCTTTTCACGCTCTGTTAGCTTGCGATCAACCTGTTTTTCAATCTTTTTGGCAATTTTATTCACACGTTTATCCACCTCTGTGAATAACTCTTCATAATTTTCTGGTTCTTTTTTACCTTGTTTTTCCCACTCATAAGGTTCTTTTTTACCAGTGATAGATTGAGCTAAACTGTCTTTGAGCTCCTCTATCTTAGAAGCTGCTATCTCTTCAGCTCTTTTACTAGCTAACTGCTCTACTTTTTGGGAAGTTTTTTCATCATCAAGCTTATTCAGAGCTTGATTTATATTATCAATTTTTGTCATATGAACTAATTATATCACATTGATTGTTGTTGTTGAGGTTGGTCTGGTAATTGAGATTGCATTATTTCGGCCTGGTTTTCTACTCCTTCATTATCCATTAAATACTGTTGCATATACATTTGAGGTGCGCTTTGAACAAGCATTGCTCTTAATGCTCTCTCTTTAGGATTAGACTGTTCTGTATCTTCATAATAACTTAAAGGATCACCTATACCTAACTTCATATTTTCAACTGCCATTCTCTTGCGTCTTAATTTATCAACACCAGAAGCTGCTACTTCTATATCCATTCCGTCGTCAACTACATCTCGAGTAAGTGATAAATAAACCGCACTACCTGATTTTCCCAGAATTGCTTTTAGATAAGGTTTTGTATAAAAAAGTTTAATAAACTGCATTGACCATTGTGCCATCCATAAGGCGGCTGCATTAATAGTCTCCTCAACAACATCATCAATCATCCCATAATCAGCCTCTCTCATCATCTGAGACTCTCCCAGGGTACTATCTCCTTCTCTAACTCCTCTTGTTGTTGCGTTAACTCCTAACAGTTCAAACGCCATTGATCTCTGTTCATTTTTTGAGTTATACATCTGGGCAGAGGCTGGAGGCTGCTCTATTCTTGCGTGTACTCTGTTAAGACCTAGTCCTCCCGCACTGATTCCTAATGCTTGATCAATACTATACATGTCAAGATTATCAATCGTTTCTTGATCTATAGCTTCAGTGTCAAAAATATCTTTACCGCGTGAACGAATGTTCATATCTAAAATTTGATTGCCCTCAATATTTATCGCATCTTGAAAAGGGATTGCCTGTTCGACTCGAGTAGTTTCGTTGATTGGATGTTTACCCCAAGGTTCATAGACCATCAAAAAATAGGGTTTTCTAGGTTGTTGAAAAAAATTGTGAAAGATTTGTTTTACTTCATAATTCCCCTTTTCAAAATCTATAAGATCAAATATTTCATTCTCACTTATTTCTCTTCTTTCCTCTAACTCTTTTTTGAATAAGCGTTTTTCTCCTTGATAATCAAAATATGGATTCTTCATTTTACCTAGTATTAGATCTTTATGTTTCCAAACAACTCCTTCTACTCGCTCCCATTGTTTTGTGCCTTCGTCCTCACCTGCTTCTTTATACCAGTGAAACCAGGTTTCTCTAATTTCAATTGATGTTGCTAATTTATCTTGTGAACTTCTTTCATCTTCATCCCAGGCTAAGTAGGCTTTGAGTTTGTCTTCGACATCGGGGAACATCATTATTACTTCTTTGACTGTTAAGTCTGCTTTCTCACTAAAGAAACGCATATCATCTACATTTGAAGTTGTACATTTATGATCAAAAATAACATTATCAGGGTGAACATTAATAAATTCGTAATCTCCAAACAGCCCAAGCTCGGGGTTCCAACGCGCTTTAATCACTGAGAAAAAATAAACTTGCTCCTGTCTATGAGCCATCCCTAGTACTTGTCTATTTTCTCTTTTTTTAATATCACTGTTTATTATTTTAGTTAAGTCGTCAGCATTCTTTTTAGATTGCTGATTATTATTACCTGCTTTAACAAATAAGTCAGGCATTCTAGATAACGCAATAGGTTTAATTCTGCCAATTGCTTCATAAATAATGTTTTCATTATATTCATATACAAAGTGCGATTTGTCATACCCTTTTGGTTTTCTTCGGCCAAACAACGCGTCTTCATTACGTTGTTGTCTTAAATATAAATCTTTATTTTTATAAAACTGTATAGACTCTTTTAAATTATCATCAATAGCTTTAGAAAACTCACTATTATCCAAATCTAAAAAAAGTGGGTCAATAGTTGAACCAATATCCTCGCTTGGAGTTGGAGTTTTAATCTCTAAATCTTGATTTTCTATCATAATAAAAAAACCACCCAAGGGTGGATTAGTTGCTTCCTACTACATTAGTATAACATAACTAAACTACATTTTGAACGTGGTAGATCGTCCCGCAGCATTCACACTGAATACTTACAGGCGGCGGTGTTAAATTATATTCAAACTTATTAGGTAGTAATGCTAACACTCTATGTTTGTGTTTAAATTGAGTTTTTTTACACCTAATACAATTAAAGTTCCTTGATACTCCCTGACTGTTACCAAGCCATACGGTAACTTCCTCTGGCTCCTCTCCTCTCTTTTCAAGCTCTCTTTTAATTGAATTAGGCATTTCTTAAGTCCTGAAACATTTTACTAGGATTTATTATAACACTGCCGTCTGATCGTCTTGGTACTCGTTTTTTTTCTTTTGCTACTGGAATATTGCCGGGTTCTACACTAATAAACTTAACTTTTTCCAGTCCATAACTACAGGCATCAGCTCCATGGTCATTTTGGTCGGTATCATATGCCTCGACTAGGTTTTCATCATGGGCTAGCTCAGGCAGTGTTTTGATTAAATTAGTGCAGTTTTTGGTTATAACCCAATAAGGCAGTCCATCAGGCCCATCGCTCAACCAGTTGTGCATCATACCCACTCTATTAACACGTGAATTTCTACCACTATTAGAACCTTTAACTAAACGACACCAGTTTTTATTATGAAGCTCTTTCCACTTATTAGTCATCATCTTAGCAATAGATACATCGCCCGACTGTTGAGTTGAATGCATTGCTGGATCTGATATAGATATTGAGGGATTAATATCATTCTTATTCATATACTCATAAATCCTCTTGGCCCACTCCTGAGGGCTTGTCTGATTACCCCACCACTCTTTATAAGTAATTACTCGGTTGTATTTATCCCCTAGCTGATTTGTTTCCTGTTTAATAGCACTGGCATAAGCTGCAAAAGCTGACTTCCTAGAATAACCCCAGTCAATCCAAATAACATGCCTGAGTTCAGGTGATGGAGTAATGGGATCTATCACGTGTTTATAGGGTCTAAATTCGTTAAAGACCTGACCAGCGAACACACTCCAGTCACCATGTCTCCATGCTCTATAAAGAGAGCTGTCAGTCTGCTTAATTGATTCTAAATACTGTATATACCCAGGGTCTTTTAATATCTCTGGATTATCCTCTACAGTTGCTGGAATAAATATTCTTGGCCTAGAACCATCAACACTAAATACTCTATGCCCTTGTTTGTGTCCTAAATACTTTGTTTTTTGTGGTGGAGGCTGAACAAATCTACTTCGCACCCAGCTGTGGCCCTTACCTCCTGGATTGGTAGTACAAAAAACTTGACAGCCTAGTTCACTAATGGTTGTTCTACAACTACCAAGAATTTGTACATAATACTTCTCTTCCGGAATCTCAGTTAACTCTTCAACTAATATTCTTTGATACTCATGACCTAAATATTTCTCATATGAGCTTGAATCTTTTAAGTGACCACATCTAAACTTAGCACCACTTGGAAATTCTATTGTGGCTGGTTTACCTGTTATCTTAACCCCAGATCGTCGGTACATTATCCTAGCTCTGTCTAACCAGTCATTTAAGTCTTCATAGTTTTTTCTAAGAACTAATGCTCTATAAAGAGGGTGTTGTATATATAACTTGTTTTTCTCATACTCCTCACCTAGCAACCAAACCATTCCGGCATCTGTTTTACCTGGTCCACGAGCTCCACCAAACAGTATCTCAAATACTACCTTGTGGGAAAAGCTAAGAGCTAGTTCTTGTTTAGGAAATGGCTTCCAGTTCTTCATCAGTTGATGGTTTGTAAATAACTTGTC